TTGGGAGTCGTGCAAATGGGCAACTCATATATTGATGTGAGCAATTACTTCAACCAAAAACTTCGCATGGAGTGTGATGTCTATGGTTTTCGGAGTGCCCATCATCGGTGGAAAACGGGGGAAGACTTAAGAACAGTCTTTCTTGCATTGTGGCGTCTTGGAAATGATCATCTGGACGAGTATGCTTTTGTTGTGGCATTTCGTCTTGCAACATATATTGCAACCCAGTTTAAACCACATGTTGCCAAGTTCATCTATGATGCAACCAATTCCAACAGCATCTTCGATGCCTCTTGTGGTTGGGGAGATCGTCTTGCTGGATTCTATTGCTCAAAAGCACAAATCTACATAGGGTGTGATCCCAACCCAATCACATTTGAAATGTATAAAAAGCAATGCTTGACATACGAAAAACTACTTGGATGTGACAATCCAAAAGTAATAGAATCAAAAAATGCATTTCTTTGTATGGGAAAGAAAGTTGTGGAGATTGCGCGTATTGCAGCAGAAGATTATGTCAAAGAAGGACTTCCTGGACACATTGATTGTGCTTTTACATCTCCTCCATACTTTTCAACAGAACTGTATAACTCGGGCGGTGAACACGAAGATGATCAATCCTGGAAAAGATATTCAACCTATGAAGAATGGAGAGATAAATTCTATCTACCAGTCAATGAAGCATTATTTGAGAATTTAAACGAAAAGGGTATTTTAATCGTCAACATTCAAGACCCAAAGATTCATAATGTAAGATATCACGCCTCTGATGATCTGATAAATGATCTGACAACTAAATATACAGATTGTAAGTTCATTGGAAATATGGGTATGCGCATCATGCAGAGACCCAAAAATATTTCCAAAAATCTTCTTGCGGATCACTTTGATAGAATATATGTTGAACCAATGTGGTGCTTTGGTAAGAACAGAACATCATTTGCTATGGAAAAAGGTGGAGGATTGTTAGATTTTATAACATAAGGGAGAATCATGGCAATTACAGTTGACGATATCAGATCATCGCTTAGTAAATTGGGACTGCTTGAAACATCAAAAGACCCAAATCCATCTTCTCTCAAAAAAGGAAAAGACTATTTCGTTTCACCAAGTTCAAAGGGAAAAGAATTTATAGTCTATCTTTCAGACAAATATCAAAAATCCGATCGCAAACAATATCTCACAGACCTAGCACAAAAACTCAAATCATTTAAAGCACTATACAAAATGAAAGTTGGTGCCAGTACTGCCGGAGGAATCACTTTTCCCGGATCACAAATTTACATTATTGCAAAGATGTTTAAAAGCAATGCTGGAGCAATAAACAAAGGCATCTTATTTGAGCAAAATCTAGAAAAAGACCTAAAAACATATCTAAGTGATGGAACCAATTTCATCTATAAAGATTTCATGAAACAGTTTACTGCTTCTATCTATCCAGACAAAATTGCATCAATTAAGACATACGGCGCACTAAATACCTCAAGACCTTTTGGAGTCGATGGTCAAGGTCTTTATGTTTCTGTAAGAGGTCGTGGAAGAAGTGAAATGATAGGATTTGCGGTTGTAGATATTTTGGTAATAACTACAAAAGGAAGAAAAATTCCACTATCTCTAAAATATGGAAGCACTGTTACATTCTTTAATTCTGGAGTTTCTCGGTTTTTCAATACAGAAGACTTCAAAAAAGGAGACTTCACTCGCGATCCTGTAGCAAAAGAAATTTTCAATCTCTTTCAACTTGATCCAAAACTGTTCAAAGAATCCTTCATGAACTATGTTGAACGTGAAGACGGTAAAAAAGTTGTTTCTGAAAAGCATTCTGTATCCGTCAAAATCGATAAAGCAGCAATGAAAAAATTCATCAAAACTGTCATTGGATATGGTTATACATTGGTACATGAACACAATAATGGTCACATTTCAATGCATGAAATTACCAAAGATTTTCTAGATAAGGCAGCAACTCCAGATTCAAACTACATAACGATTTTATATCCAAAAGCAGGAAGTGCAAAACGTGTAGATATTCTTGTCAGCACGCCAGTATTTAATCTTAAGTTCAACATACGAAATAAACAAGGAGGAATTCTCCCAACACATATGATGTGTGATTATTCGTTCAAATGAGCAAAAAATTCAAGAATCAAAAAAAGCAAGTCGGGGACATCATAAATACAGCATTGAAAGAAGCAGAAGAATCATGCTATTGTGCTACTTGTAAACATGCATATTTTCGACCCAATGACATAACAGGATACTGCCGACACGAAGACAATCGAAAACAGATGCATCCAAAATCAATAGATATCTTTCACACATGCAAGCATTGGACTGAGAATGAACATCTAGAGGACTAAAGTTATATAAATACATGACAAGGAGAATTGTCATGTATGGATTCGTTTATATAACTACTAACAAAATCAACGGAATGAAATACATTGGAATGTGTAAAGCATCCAAATTAAAAGCAGAAGAATATATTGGATCGGGAACACATTTTAAAAAAGCAGTTGAAAAATATGGAAAAGAAAATTTTGTCCGAGAAATTTTAGAAGAATGTCATTCATTTGAAGAATTATGTGAATCTGAAAAAACTTGGATTAAAAAATTTGATGCTCATAATTCAGATAGATTTTATAACATTACTTCTGGAGGAATTGGTGGATGTTCTGAATCAATGAAAGATTTTTGGGGCCAATTTACCGAAGAAGAACGAAAAAAATTAAGAAAATGGAATAAGAAAAACAACTCTGGTTCTAATAATCCTATGTATGGAAGAAAACATTCAGAGGAAACGAAAAGAAAAATTGGAGCAAAAAGCAAAAACAGAAATTGGGGAAGAAAAACACCAGTAATTGGTGGACTTAATCCAAAAGCAATTAAAGTCAAGCTGATTCACGAAGATGGAAAAGAAGAAATTTTTGATTGCATTAAAGATATATCTACAAAATATGGATACAATTATTCGTCACTTAAAACTTGTTATAAAAGACAAAAATGGTCAAGAAAGTATAAGGTAAAAGTAGCAAATGCTTAGATTTTCAGAATACAGAAAGGAGGTCATTATTCAAGGTGAAGGTTCCTTCTTTATAAGCGAAAGCAAGGAAGGAAAATCTCTTCACCTTGAATAATTATCGAACACATTGAGGATGACATTCTCAATAGTGGAGTCATCGGTGTACGCGATGCAATCAACTTTCTACAATCTCTTAGAGACATGCTTGCTGGACATACCTCAGCACCACATCTCAATCTAACAAGTAAGTGGGATGGAGCACCCGCGATCTTTGCCGGCATCAACCCAGCAAATGGACGATTCTTCGTTGGTAGCAAGAGTGTATTCAATAAGAATCCCAAACTCAATTACACAGCAGCAGACATTGACTCCAATCATCCTGGTGAAGGACTTAATCAAAAACTCAAGGTAGCGTTGCAGTATCTTCCTGAGATTGGCATTACTGGTGTCATGCAGGGTGATATGATGTTCACACAGTCCGATCTCAAGTATGAGAACATAGATGGAGAACAGATGGTGACGTTTCAACCAAACACCATCGTATATGCAGTTCCAATGAATTCAACTCTTGCAAAGCAAATCACGTCTGCCAAGTTAGGTGTGGTTTGGCATACTGAGTATCACGGATCGTCACTTGAAAACATGAAAGCATCCTACAATATCAACATTGGAAAATTCAGACAGAGCAGAAACGTCTGGTTCAGAGATGCCACATTGGTTGATCTTGCTGGTACTGCCACATTTACAGACAAAGAGACTGCACAAATAACTGCCATTTTGTCTCAAGCAGGAACACTTTTTAAGCAAATTCCTGGTAGAGTTTTTAATGAAATTGCCACCAACGAAACATACAAACTCCAAATCAAGACATGGAACAATGCTCATGTTCGTGCCGGACAGAAGGTCGTTAATACTGGTGCACATGTTTCTGGATTGATTGGTGATATCAATGCTCGATATAACAAACTAACAGACACACTCAAAAAAGACGAGTCAAAGCAAAACAAGATGAAAGAAAAGGAAGTGGTGCTGCGTTTCTATCGACAGAATGCCCATCATCTTCGCATGATATTTGATTTACAGAACCTGATTATCGATGCCAAGAACATGATCATTCGCAAGTTGGAACGCATGGAGAATGGGTTTGGCATGTTCGTAAGAGACTCCAACGGACTGAAAGTCGTTGGTCCTGAGGGATTTGTGGTAACTGATATTATCAAAGGTAAGACTGTCAAGTTGGTTGATCGTCTGACATTCTCACATAACAACTTTAACGTCTCCAAAGAGTGGAAATAAACTAAATA